CTCTGGCTAACACAGGCAACGCATTTGCAGCCATCGAGGTTGAGAAGTTTATTGCAGACTTACAACGCGCTACTGGCGTTCTTGATGACCAACTACGCCCAGCTTTTAGAACTTTACTCACAGCTACTGGAAGTGTTAAGAAGTCACAGGATGGCTTAGCCCTAGCACTTGATATTGCAGCAGGTACAGGCAAAGACTTAGGCGCTGTCTCTATGGCACTTGCCAAGGCTTATGGCGGACAGACAACAGCTCTTAGCCGTCTAGGTGCTGGCTTATCTAAGGCAACCCTTGCATCTGGTGACTTGGACTTAATTACAGGCGAACTTACAAAGAAGTTTTCTGGTCAAGCACTAGCTGCTGCTGAAGGTTATGCAGGATCGATGGCAAGGCTTGCCGTTGCATCCGAGAACGCTAAAGAGATTATTGGCAAAGACTTACTTGATGCAATGCAACTTATCTCAGGGCCAGAAGGTATCGGCGGCGCAACAACAGCGATGGAAGCCTTTGCCACTCAAATCGGTAACGTCATCTATGGCATTGGTGTTCTAGCAGCCAAACTTAATTCATTGCCAATCATCAAAGATGTCTTTGGCGCTTTGGCAGATGTCAGTAAGTACAACATCATTGGTCTGCTTGGGCAACTTGGTTCATCTACCAGGGCTCGTTCAGCAGGCACGCCAGCACAATCACCAGGTGAGCGCATAGCCATTGACAGAGCCGCTAAAGATGCGTTAAGGCTACAGAAGCAACAAAATATATTAAAGAAGATTGATAACGATTCAACAGCTCGCAAGCTCACCCTTACAGGCGATGAACTAGCACTTAAAGAACTTGAGAAGAAGTTTGATGTAGAGCGCATTGGATTATTTGCAGCTCTTAATCAGGCAACAGATAGCGAAACACAGATGCGATTGAAATCGCTTATTGCTATCCATGACCAGAACGCAGCCCTTGCAGGTCAGATTATGAAAACAAACTCAGCCGCTGATGCTATGGAAAACTTTGGAAAAGCCATGTTTGGGGCATTAGACGTGATGCTTAACTTTGGCAAGTTCGCTCTAGGTGAGCGCGATACATTAAGAGCGATGGGCATAGGTGTTACACCAACGTCACAGGGTTTTCAAGCCTTCACGCCCCCTACAGGCGGTTATGAGGGCTTTGGTAGCGGCATGACTAATCTTGGCCAGAACAACTATGGCGGTCTAGCAGGTGCAGGACAAGCTGGTGGCGGCGGTGCGCCAGTAGTCAATATCAATGTGGCAGGTTCAGTCACCACAGATCGTGACTTGGTATCTATGGTGACTAATGCCATTTACAACAATCAGGCCTCAGGCATCCCAATTAACTATTCGACAAGTTATGCATAATGGCATTACCAGCAACGCTATCGGTCAAGATAAATCTATCGGGTGGAGCATCATTCGGTAATCCGTTTATCTTGGGCACTTCACAGTTAGGCTTTGCAGAACTAGCTTCTGCCATTCCAGTTATCGTTGATGTTTCAGCCCAGACTACTAATATCTCAACACGTCGAGGGCGCAACCTTTTGCAGGATAAATACGAATCAGGACAGGCAACCATCAGAGTTGTTGATCCAGATGGTGACTTTAACCCACAAAACACTTCTAGCCCTTACTTTGGCCTCTTACAGCCACTTAGAAAGATACAGGCATCTGCTATCTATGGCGGCGTTACTTATGGCTTATTTGGCGGTTACATCACCGAATATCGCTATACCTATCCAACAGGTCAGGAAACAGGATACGTTACGTTTATCTGCTATGACGCTTTCCGTTTGATGTACAACTCAGGCATAACAACTGTCACAGGCGGCACAGCAGGTCAGACAACTGCACAGCGCGTTCAATCTATCCTGACCATGATTGCATGGCCTTCAGCATTTACCAGCATTGGCACAGGCGCTACAACATGCGTGGCAGACCCTGGTACAACTCGCACAGTCCTTGATGCAATTCACACTGCTGAGTTCACAGAACAAGGCGCGTTCTACATCGATGAGAATGGCGTAGCAACCTTCAAGGGCAGACAATTTGTCTATGATGCCCAAGCTGCTAGCCCTACAGTATTCAACCAGACTGGCACAGGCATAAACTATGCAGGAATTACCTTTGCACTCGATGACAAAACAATCGTGAACAAGGCAACTGTTACCAGAATCGGTGGCACAGCACAGACTTATTCAGATGCCACATCTATTGCTCAATACTTCACACGATCTATCACAGCTACAGACATGCTCATGCAAACAGATGCCAACGCTCTAGCCCTAGCAACTGCCTATGTCGATAGCCGTAAAGAAACTTCTATCCGCATTGAAACCATTACTTTGGACTTAGTTACTCCTAACTACACAGCAGGGATCACCGCAGCTTTAAGCCTTGACTTCTTTGACACAGTAGATATCACCAATGAGCAACCTGGTGGATCAACTATCCAGAAGAAGCTCCAAGTGCAGGGAATTGCTCACAACATCACCCCTAACACATGGACAACTACTATTGCCACGCAGGAGGCTTTGCTCGATGTTATGTACTAGAATTGACCCTATGAAAGAGGTGTGCTAATGGCTGTCGGACTTCCACTCAAAACAACCTATGCGGATGGAGATGTCTATTCCGCATCGGATGTCAATGATACGAATGGCACTATTAACATTACTGCTGCGCCTTACGCTGCTGGCAAGAATAAAATTATCAACGGCAATTTTGCAATAAATCAAAGAAACTTTACTAGCGCTACGATTAACAACACCTATGGATTTGACCGCTGGGTATTGCAAAGCGGTGGCGATGGCTCAGTCACTTATACACCTCAGACCTTTACAGCAGGTGCAGCACCAGTTGCAGGTTATGAGGCTAGAAACTATGCGCGTGTTGTTACTGCATCACAGACTCTTTCTTATTCTTATGCCGCATTGGTACAGAAAATTGAAAGCGTCAGAACCTTTGCAGGTCAAACAGTTACCTTATCCTTTTGGGCGCAATCAGGTAGCGGAACTCCAAAAGTAGCACTTGCCTTCGACCAGAACTTTGGAACAGGTGGCAGTCCATCGGGTGCTGTTACAACAACTGCTGGAACTGTAACGCTTTCTACTTCTTGGACTCGCTATTCAGTAACAGTTGCAATGCCTTCAATTAGCGGTAAGACAATAGGAACTACTACGGATGGTTCTGTAGATGTTTATTTGATTACAACTGCTGGTTCTGATTATGCAGGAATTGGTCAGGGTATTGGATTGCAAAATGCAACAATTAACTTTTGGGGTGTTCAATTAGAGGCAGGCTCAACAGCCACAGCCTTTCAAACTGCAACAGGAACTATTCAAGGTGAATTGGCTGCTTGCAGTCGGTACTACCAATTTGCTTATGGTGGATTTATGGGGCTTGTGACCACTACTGCTTACTATGGTGCAGGTGTTACTTTTGCCGTACCTATGCGAGCAACCCCAACAGTTGCAAGAGTTTCAGATTATGCCGTCTTGAACTTTAATACTCCTTATGTCGAAACACCAGCAGACACAGGATTTATGGCTGCTGCACAGGCATCATCAACTGCAAGCAATTACTTCCGAACAAAATACTCAGCATCGGCGGAACTATAATGAAGCAATACACAGAGAAAACAACTCCAATGGGTTGGGATTACATCGAACTTATTGAAGATGGAATTGTTTATCAAATCCCATTAGAGCCTGCTAACTCTGATTATCAGGCGTATCTAAAGAGTCTTGAAGATGAAGCCAATACTCTGTAAAGCAGGGCAACAACTTCGAGAGATGATTGACGATGCTTACCCAGACCGAGACCGCAAGAGCGATGGTTGGATAGGCGATGCCAAGCATTCCAATCGTAAGAGTGACCACAATCCCGATCCGTCTAACGGCTACGTCAGGGCTATTGATGTGGATAAGGACTTCGACTCACGCCCCAGCACAGGTGCTTATCTTGCCGACCAAATACGCCTATGCGCCAGGAAAGATAAACGAATTGCCTACGTCATCTACGCAGGAAAGATTTCCTCAGCTAAATCGCTTTGGCGTTGGAGAACTTATTCTGGCGTTAATCGCCATGACGCTCATATCCATATCAGCTTTACCAAAAAAGGCGACCAGAATGGTCGCTGGTTTGATATCCCGATGCTAGGAGCAGACAGATGAAACTATCTAAAAGCACAAAGAACGCAATCAAGTCTTACCTAAAGGCTGTTGCAGTATCAGCAATTACTTTAGGACTTGCACTTGTTGCAGACATCCGTCCTGAATACGCAGTACTTGCATCTGCACTTGTTGCACCCATTGTCAAGTACCTCGATCCTCAAGATGAGCAAGTCGGCTAATGTCACAACAGGACTTCTTCACGCTATACATAGCGACAATCTCAGTCATCGGTGGACTTGCAGGTTACGTCATTACGCATTTGTTGAGTGAAATTAAACGACTCAATTCGCGTGTCGATGAAATCTATAACATACTTCTAGAGCGATAATTTTTGTCATGGCAAGAAAAGCAACTAAGAAGCTGACGGATGAAGGCTATTCGAAATTAGATGCGTGGGCTATCGGCGTACATGAAATGTATCGCTCGTTACGCAGAGCAGGCTTCACAGTTGATTTGGCACTTGCCATCATAGTTGAGAAGAACAGTTATCCAGATTGGATACTGCCATCCCCAATTAACCCAAATATCCCAGAGCCAGACTGGTATGACGATGAGGATGAATGA